GTACCGAGGGCGATGCCCTTGCCGAACCGTTCGCCTACCGACTTACCGGCCTTGTCAGCGTCTGACCCGGCACCCTTGATGAGCGCCGGGCCGAAGCCCTTCATGCTCGGGAGTACGGGGAGCCAAACTGTGTCCGCGGCCTGGGCCATGATGGGCATCCCCTTAGGTAGCTGTTACGCCGATGACGCCCTCTGCTGGGCGGCCTCGACCTCTGCGATTAGTGCGCCCATGCGGCGCTCGGTGCGGCGCTTCTCAGCGCGGGAATATGCGGTCTCGGGCCGCCTTGCCGGGCGGGTGCGCGGGGCCTTGCCGCCGGCCACCTGGACGGACACGGCGATCAGTTCGCTAACCCGGTCGAGAATCATGTCCAACCGGGCGACTTCCGGGGTGTACTCGGACACCCGCGGCCCGACGTCGGAGGATGGCTTCTCGCTGGCCATGTCCGCGAGTTCGTCGTCGTTGGCCATCGCTTCCGTCGTGAGCGCCCACGACGGAAGCTGCTGAATGAGGTTCAGCAGCTTCCGCCACGAGTAACGCCCACGAAAGAAGTCGACCAAGTCGATGCCGTACTCGCGGTGCAAGTCGGCCTCGATCGAACTCCCGTACCTATCCACGACATGGACTAGGTACGGGAAACGGCTTCCCCCTCCGGGCGGTATCCCTGCTTGAGCATGGCGCGGATCTTGCGCGGGTCCTTCTCAGTGACCTTGCCGCCGCCGGGGCCGACGAGAGTGATGTCTTCCGCGAGGTCGAAGAAGATCATCATGTCGGTGATGAGGTTCTCCATCGCGGCGAACCCGGCGCCGGCGAGCAACTGCTCGACGCGAGCCCACTGATCGCCGCAGAGGACGATCATCATCGCCTCCATGTCCTGCGTCCGGTAGGCGCGGGCCCACTGGAGCAGGGACGCTCCGGTGGGGGCCTGGATTTCGAGGGTCTCATCCGCGGAGACGGGAAGCTCGAACGGGTCGTGCTTCGCCTCGGCTGCGTACTGGTCCCAAGTCTTGAACTGCTTTACTGCTGCCATGGTGGGCCTTCTTTCCTATGGGTGGGTTACTTGTTTGCGGGCTTCGCCGGTTCGGCCTTTGCGGCTTCCGGCTTCCATCCCTTGGCGCGCAGGTCGGTCGCCTGCGTAGGGGACTCCGGCGTCCATTTGCGGACGCCGTCAGGGGAAACGAGGGGGGTAAGTTTTGCGGCCATGGTGGCTCCTTCGTTCGATGATTTGGTGGGCAGGTAGTAGGCGGCCCCGTCAGGCCCACCACGGAAAACGGGGCCGCCGGCTTATTGGCTAGGCTCCGGCCGGTGCCGGGAAGCCCATCGCGGCGTGGTCGAGACCCGGGCCGCCCCAGATTTCGCGGAACGATGTGCCGAACTCGTCATCGGTGTAGGCGGTCATCGTGGCCGGGTACTTGATCTCGTCACCCTCGGACCACGCCTGCTCGCCGTTCTCAGTGATTTGAGCATTCGGCAGCCAGCGCGCCAGGTAGATCGCATCGGGGCCGTCGCCGTCCTTACCCAAGGCCAGCACGCGGTACTTGCGCTGGGCCGGGCGGGACGCCTTATCGAAGTAGAAGTTCCCGTCCGCATCAGTCGTGACGCCGGACAGATCCAGGCCATGGAAGAGTTCCATGGTCTGCAGCTTCGACTCCTGCATGGTGAACGACAGGCCCGTAACGTCGGACGTGATGTCGCGGCGGACGGGCTCGGCGTAGCCGTAGGAGTTGACGTCGCTCGACTCCTGATCGCGGGACCAAGTCGCGCCGTCGTCCTTCGTGACCATGCCTACCGGGATGTAGCCTGCGGGGACAGTGAGGCCGGTCGCGGTCGTGTAGACCTTAGTGATCTCGGTGTCAGTGTCCGCAACGGGCTTGACGAAGATCGCCATTTCGAGGATCTTGCGGATGTTCGAGCCCTTGTGGCCCTTGACTTCTGTGAATGTTGCCATTGCGGCGCACTCCTAGGGTGTTGGTTCCTGGCGGAACTCGATGCGGTAAGAAGCCACGAATCGGTTCGTGGCCGGATTGCGGTAGTCCACCCAGGAGGGCGACAGGATGGTGCGGACCCGGTCGATCAGGACCGGCCCCACCCTTCGGCCGATGAGCGCGTGGAAGATTTGCCTCACGTCTTCGGCCAAACTTGCGGCGTCCCCGTACTTGGGGGCGAAAGTCTCGACGTCCACGGATGGCGCGTCGGTGACGAGGTCATCGGAGCCGGGCCCTCGGGCGAGTCGGATGAAGGCGGGCAGCGTCTCGACGTTGCCGGGGATGAGTGTGCCGGTTTGCTTGCCACCGGTCTCGGCGCGGACGTGCGCAACGAGGGCCTTCTCAATGTCCGGCCAGCGGCTCATCCGCCCTCACCCGCCCGGCCGAGGATCCGGCGCCGTGCGGTGCGTGACGATCCGAATTCCTGCTCGGCATTGTCGGCGACGACGTTGACGAACGGGCGGCCCTTGGGGCGGACGCCAGCCTCGGTCGTGACCTGCATGCTGATCCCCTCATTGGCGGCGATACCCTCGGCATTGGCCTTGATCCGGCCGGCCACAACCGCGAGCTGAGCAACGACGCCCGGGTGATTGGCCGCCTGCTGGATGAACTCGAAGGAGATCTCTGTCTCAGCCATCAGCCCCGGACCCTCTCGACAGCGGCCTTGAGGAAGCCGGGAACAATGAAGCCGCCCGGCTGCCGGCCAGGCTCGCCGAAGACCTGATACTCGGCGCCCTCGAGGACAACCACACTCGACGCGGTCAACGGTGCCTCGAGCGGCAGATACAGCCAGTAGCCGTCGATCTGCTGCTCCTTCGCGGCGGTGTCCTCGGATGATCCGCGAGGCTCGTACCAGCACCGCCATACGGCGTCCACGGGGGCCCCATAGGTGGGGTTGCCGTAGTCGTCGTACTCGCCCGTGGGCGCGCCCTTCGTGCGGATCGTGACGCTCTCCGTCATCAGCTCCATATCAGCCCCCAGCGATTCGGTACTTGTCCAACATGCGGCGCTCGTGATCCATGAGGACCACGCCGCCGGAGACGCCGGGCGCAACCATGGACAGGGAAATGGATCTGGCGCCGATCTGCTCTCGTACGATTCCCCCAGGAGAAGCGGATGCGCGGGCGGCAATGGACCGGATGGTGGCGGCGACGTCTGGCGCTTCGTCGAAGCCGTGCTTCACAGTGAGCTTCACTGCCCGCAGCTTGTCGGGCCAGCGGCCCACCGTGCGGATGAAGCCAGCCTCGGACCACTCCAGCGTTGCCGGGTCCAGCGTCACGCCATCACACTCCGCGGCGGTGATGTCCACTACCCGCAGCGACTTGATGAACAGTGACGACGTCCCCGTCCCGTCGAGGACTAGCTCCTCAGTGATGACGGGCGCGATGTGCCATCCGCAGTACTTCCGAACGGCGGCCTCGGCCGCCGCAAGATCATCCTGCGCCGGGCTAGCGCTTGGCGCTGACAGCAGGCTTGGAACGTCCATCGTCTGCCGCCTTATTCTCGGGTTTCACTGACTTGTTCGCCGGGGCCGCGGCCTTGACTTCCACCGCGCCTGCCGGCACGTCGGAGTCGTCGAACTGGTAGGTGGCGCCGTTGTATTCGTAATTTTTCAAAGCCATGGTGATGCCTTCCGGGGAAGGTGCTGGCGCCGAGTTGCCCCGGCGCCAGCACAATCAGATCGAACCGTTACGCGACGGGGGTAACCGTGGTCTTCACGAATGCAGACGGCCGGCGGACGGCGAGCTGCAAACGACGCTCGGCGCGAACCGTGATGCGGTTGTTCGTGAAGTCGTTGCCCTCGGTGTTCGTGGCCTCGACGCGGACGCCGCCCTTGGAGACGACCGAGCCGGCCTGGCCGAACGCGCCCACAAGGACGGTGCCGGTTGCGATGGCCGGGGTAACAACGGTGCGGAGGCCCCACAGCGGGGGCTGCTCCATGATGCCGCCGTTGCCGTACTGGCCGGAGAAGAACCCTCCGCCGTAGTACTGCTGGTTGCCGTCCTTTGCGAGGCGCAGCGTCTGGTAGTCGGCAGGGCTGATGACGATGCCGTCTGCGGTCAGGCCGGAGCCGGTCTGCACCTTCGTGATGGCGCGGAAGATGGTGTCCTGAGCGTTGTCGCCCGCAGCGGTGGAGCCGCGAACTTCCGTCTGGATGCCGACCCGGTTCAGCAGGCCCCGGATGTTGCCCGCGGCGCCGGAGCCGTTGAGGAGCTGATCCTCGATGAAGAGGTTGAGCTGGTACAGCAGGCGGCCGTCGATCGCGGTCTTCAGGAACGGCAGGTCTTCGACCAGTTCGTCAGATT